TCATCACTGAAAAATTCATCCAATACTGCTTGAGCTTCAGACTTCTTTGCCATTTGGAACTCCTCTCCACGTTTTACCGTTTAAGATGTCTCTGACAGTTGAAGGGCTAATGTCGAAAAATTTGGCGAGCCTACGAATTGTCCAGCCTTTTGATGTTCGAATCTCTCGGATTTCGGAAGCCTCCTTCTGAGTTATTTTTGATTGGCCGTGCTTTTCACCTCTCGGAACTCGATCGGGATGTTTACGCATCCCGTTGATATTGCCAAAAGGGCGAAAGTTTCTTTTCTTTGTAACCATATCCCGAATGTTTTCAACTTGAGTATCCAAGTATAAATGTTCGGGATTTACGCAAAGCTGATTATCGCACTTATGGCAAACAACCATCCCGGGAGGGATTGGGCCATTTTCAAGTTGGTACGCTACACGATGAGAAGCGAGCACTTTGTTTCCAACACCAATCTGGCCGTATCCGTCAGTCCGCACAGATGCTGTCCAAATCCAACAACCGTCGGCACTCTTGTAAACCTTAGACCAGAATCGTGATCTTAGGTTACGAGATTTTTTGTTGAATACACCCACTTACTTCTCGATAACGTTTGCGTGTAGTTGCTTGGGTTCTAGTTGATACTCCTTGTCCTCAGCCTTCGGGCCCATAACCATAATTTCGTAGTTCGACTTGGCTCGCAAAATGCTGAGGGGAGCATCCGTTTCACACTCAAAGGTGATTACAACAGTTCTAGGTTTCATTTCGAAAAACCTTTCATCCCCGCTTCCAACATCCTGTTCAGACTTGCTCGAAAATGTTTCTTGTCTTTTTGCTTGTAAGCCAAAACCATCTGCCAAGCTTCCATCCAAACAGTTCGATCAAAGCTAGTTCTAAACACAGCAGATCGCCCATCTACTTTGGCAGGAAATGTTGGAGGAGGATCGGGCTTACGAGCTTCGCGTTCCAATTCCTCTACCACTTGTGCATCCAGAATACCCCCTTTTACTTTTTTCTTGGGCTTCACTTGAGCCTCCTTTCTGCCCCATGGAAACAAGGCTGGGAAGTTCTGATATTGGAAACAAGATCAATCCAGCACTGAGGACCACGGGGCGCTTCGACTTACGGAGAAACGTTAGCATACCCGGAAAAGGTTTGCAAGCCACGATGATCGGCCAGTGATTCTTTGAGAGGAAAAGGATCGGGAACCCGGGATGCTGGGAAGCTTGACGCATCGCAGAGAGAAACAAGGCTGGCAATTTTCCAACCCAGAAGTCTCGACCCAAAGACCACGCTTCAACATTTTTGCATTCTATGCTGAACGATTGGCAAGAAGGAAAGCGCAGCAATTTATGGGCTTTGTCAGAAACCAGAATCACATCAGTTCCAGCATGACCTGAGGGTCGAATTCGTAAATCGGGAAGTTCATTTTCGCTCACGTAGAGAGCATGGGTGTTTGGTTTCGCTTTGCATGATCGAGCTTCGATTTTCAAATTGAAATTTACAGCAAGAAATTCGGCGACTTTCTGCTGCAATCGCATACCTTTGTTTTTCGCTGACGAAGCTCGCATTGCAACCTCTACGTAAAAATTTATTTTGTTCTGGTCTCCAGCAATTCGATCTTTCTTTGCAGATACCAGATGGCCTTTCGGTAGTCTTCGATCTCCGCGTTTTTGTGCTTAGCTCTGGCAATGTATTTAACAGCATTCCCGGTGTGAAAATCAAGATCCCAATCTTCGATGGCGCAGATTACTTCGATTGAGCCAAACGTGTAATGGGGTGGATGGGCTACCAAGTCAGTTTGTTGAGATTTCGACATCGCTCCCTTCCTCTGTCAAGCGAATAGTCCAAATTTCATCTGGAAGCACAGAGTCCGCAAGAATTGGATTGTGTGTTATCAAGATCGCCGTTCCCCGCTTCTTGGCTTCGGACTTCATCCACTCACCAAACAGTTCTAGTCCACGAGCATCCAAACCTTCCTCGGGCTGATCGAAAATTCTGATCGGGAAGAACAAGCCAGAAGACTTTTCAGCCAGATCCTGAAGTGCGAGGAATATGGCGAGATCTACTCGGCGCTCTTGTCCCCCGCTGCCCTCGTAGTATTCTTCGGCGCCCCAATCCCATTGAGCATCTACAGTAAACTTTTCTTTCTTGTCGCCCTTAGCATTTTCGCTTTGGGGAGAAACGACAACATGAGCTTCGCCACAAGCCAAATGTTGCAAGTGATAGGCCAACCGAGAATTCAATACCTCGGAAACTCCGTCTAGGAACATCGACCGAATTCCACGATCGCCGAAAGCCGTAACCCAGTAATCTGCTATCGCAACATCCTTCGAAGCTTTTACAACTTCTAGTTTATGAGATTTGAGTTCTTCGGTAAGTTTTGAAACCTTTGAAGTCAACTTGCGCAGAGTTTCGGCGCCATCCCATTCTTTGGAAGCGACGGAAGTTTCCAGATTGGAAAGATCTTCCACATGCTTTCTTGCTGAGGTTACGATTGAATCTAAGAAGCGCTTCGCGTCAGGCCCGTACTTCATGCGAAGTTTCTGAACATCCTTTTCCGTAAATTCAAGCCCATCATTTTTGATGATGTCTGAAAGTTCTGATTGGCATTTCTTTAGTTTAGCAGTTAGCAGATTCAGATTTGTTTGTATTGTTTCAAGGGGTAAGGCAATCTCGTTGAGGTGAGGTTCGAAAGCCGCCTGCACGTCTGCTTTCTGCGCCCGAGTAACAGCCGGTCGAAAGCAACTAGGGCACAAACCCTGCTGCAAAACATTGGCTACTGAACTTTCTAGGAAATCTTTTTTAGACTTCAACTTCTCTGCATGGCGAATGAGAGTGTCAATCTGGGAAGACAGGGATTCAATCTCTGCACGCTTTGTGTCTTGAACTGAAAGCTTTCTCTTGGCAGACAAAAGTTTTTGTTCACCTTTTTCAAACTGGGCCTCTCTGCTCAAGGCCTCAGAAACTTTCTGCTTTGCCTGAGCAATCTTCGCTCGAATGTCGGAAAGTTCTTTTTCTCTGGAGTCTAGGAAAGAAGCCCTCGCTTGTTGGAGTTCGTTTATCGTTTCGGTGATTTCTGCAATAGAGCGCTCAGTGGATTGAGACAAACCACGAATCGCTTCCAGTCCACTTTCAGCTAGCTGCCTCTTGGACTTGGCAAAATCTTGCAAGCGTTTGAAATCTACTCCAAGAATTTCATCGAAAATTTTTAGCTTTTCCGCTTGGTTAGCATCTGCAAATCTGGAGAAAGCACCTTGGCCGAAAATCATTGCGTTTGAAAAAGTTCGGAAACCAAAGCCGAGCAAGCCAGACAAAACTTGCTCGGCTTCTTGACCTGAGAATTTTACAGAGTTCCCGATCAAGGCTATCCGGTGAGGGCGTTCTCGAATAACGGTCCAGTCCCGGTCTTCCGAATCACGAAAACCAACAGACACGTAGCATTTCTTTTCTGTCGAAAAACGATTGATAACAGAGTCAGCTCTTGAGCCCTTAAACGTTTGTCCAAAAAAGCACCAGCTAAGAGCATCAACGACAAGCGTTGTTTTTCCGACGCCGTTCGAATCGGAGGAATTGCTTACTTGGTTATCCCCTCGAATGTAAACCAAACCTCGATTGGACAGTGGAACACGAACGTGTTTGCGAAATGAAATAAAGTTTTCTACTTCCAAAAAATTTAGTTGTTTGAGCATCTACTTCAACCTCCGAGAGGCTGTCCAAGCTTCGAGGCCAAACTTGGCAACGTCGCGTACTGGAAGATAGTCAGGAGGGGGATTTGACAAAATGTAGTTTTTCACCAAATCCCTCTCCGACATATCGGGAGTTATCGAGGCTCTGCGCTCGGATTTTGGAGTTTGGCCTTGAGATGGCAGAGCTTCGAAAACTCGGCATTTTGATCGCTCACGCAAACTTTTTAGAATGTCTGAGCTAAACAGAGGTGGACAAACAACTCTAACAAAGTCCCCCGAAAAAGATTCCCAAGCATGGTCTTCCACTTTCGAGTTTGTCAGGTCGATAACCCTGAATCTTGGGTGTGGAGTAACCACAGGTTCAATGTGCAGGTCTACTACGTAGTCGTTGAAAAAAACCATTTCCACATACAGTGCGCCTTTGTCTGTTTCAAGCTCATCCCATCTTTGGGCATAAAGGGAGCCGGGATAAACCACGACTCCCTTCTTGCTCAAAGTAGGATCACCAAGAGTTTGACGCTTGTGAATGTCCCCGAATAAAGCTACGTCGAAGACACGCTTTCTTTGTTCGGATTTCGAAAGCCCGAAAAGCTCCATGGTCAGAGGAGCATTTCTTGGAGTGTAGTCGTGACTACCTACAGACACGCCTTCGAAGAATCCGTGCCCAACAAGTACTCTCGCCCGCTTAGCTTTGGCGTGATTCAAAAATCCGGGGAGTGCATCGGTTGTTGGTTGCCAAGGCCAAATAGCCAAAGGCACGGAAAACTTAGAGCAAAAGCCGGGACGCCAATACAATTCTGCTAGGTCCTGAAAAGGGATAATCCCGGTTCGACCATCGGAATGCACAGAAGTTCCGTCGTGACCACCATTGCCTGAAAGAATGACAATGGGAACGGCCTTAGATACTTCGCGCAGAATTTCTAGTACGCCAGCTAGAGCGTCCTGAGGCCAAACACCTTCACGTTGTTTTAGATCGCCAGCAATTATCAGTGGGCAAGATTTTGAGATCGCAAAGTTTGAAACAAAAGCCAAAGCGACCAGACCATCTTTCAGCCGATCTTTCCCACCGTCATTGGAACAAATTCTATGTGGATGAATGTGAATGTCTGCGCATAAAACACAACTAAATTTTTTCTCGCTTGGCATGGCTGAAATAGCCTCGGCTTAGTCTGGCTTCTTTGAGCAGTTAAGGTTTAGGTCTCGACATGTTAGAGCAACGCCAAACGAAGCAATAGCAAACGTTCTTGCATCGGCGTCGATTTGCATCGTGGAGGAAAAGTCCACAAGAGCCAGCAAGTAAATTGCAACTCGCAAACAAAGTTCACTGAACTTGTACGCAAACGTGTATCTCGGGGCTGAAAGTAGCTCGGGCACTCCTTTCGATTTTCCAGCAACATCAGACAAGAACGTTGTGGTGTAATACGCTCCGAGAGAGTAGGCGCTGAGTAATTGATACATCAGCAAAACAAAGGATTCCCTACTGATCTCAAATGTCTTGGGAAACTGTTTAGTGTCCGTCAATTCCGAATTACAACGTTTCAAAACTTCAGTAAACTTTTGACGAATTTCAGGAGAGATCCTATTCACGGAGCGCTCTTCAGCTCCCAAGTTAGAAGTCAGAGAAATTGCAGAATCCGAGCTGAGAGCCCAAACCAAGCTGGCGAGTTTTCCTCTCTCGCGTTGAACCAATACAACAGGCACAGGTTTGCTCAGGAATTCTTTGATGATTTTTCTGTAGACGTCTGTAGTCTGGTCGCAATAGCGACACAAAAAAGACAAAAACTTTTCATCCAAAAGAATATCGCGAACATCTGAATTCACCTGCATTAGCATTCCCCCGAAGTTTCTATGATGTTCAACAGTTCAGAGATGGATCCATCGACAACCTCTTCTGCTTCTGAAATTACGTTTGGGGAGAAAAAACCTTTCAGGATACTGTAGAGCCTCGAACCGTCAATTCCCGTCAGTAGAGAAACTCGGAAGCCGAGGGCATTCACGCAACGAATTGTTCCAAGTAAAACTTTTCCGTCAATCTGAGATCTATTCAGCCTTACCGAGATAGCATCTTCATTCTCGGACGCATCTATGTAATTCAAAATATTGTAGCAAAGGTACACACAGCTCAAAGCAAAAAGGGAAGAAATGTTCAAAAAAGATAAACTTCCGTCACATTGATCTAAAAAAAACTTGCGCTCAGCAGATTTCAACTCCGGGCGTCCGTGAGACTCAGACAAAGCAATCGAAGAAAGATACAAAAGCTCTGCTTTGTCGTTCAGCATTGTGTTGTTCGAGTTCAAGATTTGAATCAAAGACTCCAAAACCCAAACCCACGTTTGTTTCGATTCGGTAACTACAGCTATGTTTGGATCTGGCCCAAAGCCCACTCGTTCTCTGCTATCCATAATTCCCACTCCTCCTTGCTTTCAAAAGAACGACCAGAAGGTTTGCCGTTTTCGCCGGGAACAACTTGAACAACCTTGCCATTCTTTTCGGCAATCAACCCTTCGGTTTGAAGCAACTCAAAAAGGCCTGCCGTTTTCGACAAGCCTTTTTGAAAGTCTAGATAGAAATGGCACTCCTTGTGCAGCGTGCTTCCAAGTTTTGTCTTTGTAATTTGGGCTCGAATCCAGAAGCCCAACATTTCGCCTTTCTCAGTGACGGCCATTCCAAGCTTTTTGCGCTGTTCTTTCGAAATCTTTACACCCGTGTATTTTCCAAAAACTTTTCCTCGCCTAGAGGGTTGAAGCATTATTTCCAGCGAGGCAAAGAAGTGTGGGGCATTTCCTCCGGGAGTTCTTTTCTTGCTCCCAAACAAAACCATGGGATCATCTCTAGTCTGATTTATCAGAACAAGGGTTGTTGGATGTCTTGCAACTTCTCGGACGGCACGCCTAAACGAAGTACCCAAAGCTTGACTGCGCCCGCCACCATATTGAAAGCTCCCAGTGTTTGACAACTCCGTATCCATGGTTCGGGAAGGTTCCATGGCTTCGATGGAATCAACGCCCCACAGTATAGGAGCGTCAGGGGCTTCGGTTCGAATATTTTTAATGAATTCCAAGCCACTGTCAAAAGCGTGTTCGATTGACTGAGGTGCAACTAGTAGCTGCAAAAGAGATAAGTCGAGGCCGATACGCTCCGGGAAGTAAGTGTCGCGAGTCCCTTCAGATTCTGAGCAGAGAGCAAAACCGTTTTCCAAATTGAGTACCGAAAGAAAAGCGTGGTCCAGTATCAAACTTTTTGCTGTACTCCATTCTCCAGCAATATGAACAATACGGCCACGCTTTGGTCCTACTGGAAAGCCCCCGGGGTTGAACCCCCGACAAATTCTGTCGAGGGCCCAACTCCCGGTAGAAACCCAAAGCTCAGGAACGGAAAGAGACTCGGAGGCTACTTCGACAAGAACGTTATCGCCAAACTTTCTTTCAACAACTGAGGCAGCTTTCTGCATCAGCTTGCGTCGAATATCACTCCGAGTCACTGGAATTTTCCTTTACTTCTTACGAGGGGAAGCTTTGGCAGCAGGCTTCGACGCCTTGGTCGGTTTGGGTGCCTGCTTCGCAGCCTTGGATCCTACAGCGCGTTCGAGTTCTTCGAAGAGATCTTCCTCGTCCGCTTCCTCTTCCTCCTCTTCCTCCTCTTCGTCCTCGTCCTCTACTTCCTCATCCTCGTCTTCGAGTTCCTCGTCATCTTCCTCTTCGTCCTCGTCCTCTACTTCCTCATCCTCGTCTTCGACTTCCTCGTCCTCTTCCTCTTCGTCGGCCGCTTCTTCTTCCTCTTCCTCAGCAACCGGCGTTTCTTCCTCGGGCTCTTCCTCGATTACGGCCTTTTTCTTTTTTGCCACGGCCTTCTTTTGCACGACCTCTTCCTCTACCTCGTCCTCGCTATCGGAGACGACTGCATCGGAATCCGGCTCGGTCCCAAACAAAGCTTTGTAATTATCCTTGTAGGCCCGGGTATTGTCGCGAAGGAAAGCTTCCAAATCGAGAAGCCCGTCGGAGAAACCCTTCCACAAAGCCTTTTCCTTCATGGTATACAGAGGGGAGGCTTGCTTGGCAGGCTTGATGTCCCATCGACCACCCTTTCCGGCTGGCCTGCTGAAAATCAAATCGTAGCCCTCGTTGATGTCGGACACGTCCCCAAAGGCTTCGTCTTCGTCCCCGTCGCCAGTCATGATGGAAATAATCTGGCTAAATTGGGGACCGGTCAAAACAATGTAGCCAACGTCATCCATCGTTCGCTCGCCAGCTTTTCCGACAACAGCGTTGACCAGAAAAACTTCCCGAGCTTCGAGTTCATCGGCTTGGGCCTGCAATTCGGGATCGCTACTTCGTCGGAGTTCCTTGACTCTCTCGCAAAAAGGACAAGGCTTTTTCAGAGTTGCAGCGCACCATGCAGGTTGCAGTTGACCGGAAGCGTTGGTGAACCAGTGCTGCTTTGCCGGAACAAAAATCATTTCGTCTTCGTTGCTGTCCCACCGGGGAAGCAAACGAATTGTTACTTTGCCTCCGGGACGAACAACAGCCTTTGAGCCAGTAAGATCAATTCGCCGACCGTCGCCACTGAAACTGGTGACTTCCTCGGCCTTCTTGCGCATCATCTCGAAAACTTTCTTACTCAGAGCCATATTCAGTACCTCCTTAGTTTGTTGACGTTCTTTTTGTTTTAGCCAGCTTTGCCCGAAAATCGTTTGCTCTCTTCTTTGCCAACTCTACCCTCCCGATTGGAGTTTTCGGAACTGAAAGATTGTATTCCATTTCGGCTCGCATATTTCTCGCCAATTCTATGAGACAATCCTTTCTTGATTGAAGAGCTTGACGACCGACAGTTATCCTTGACAAAACACTCTGCGACTTAGCAACTTCTTGCTTCAAAGCGACGTGTTTTGTATTTCGAATAATTTTTCCTTTGATCTTGTCTAGCGTTGGCTTCTTGTCTTGCTCTTGAGATAGTTTGGTTTCGTACACTTCGAAAAGCTTTGCTTCCAACAATGCCAACTCGTTTTTCTTAGATTCTGCCTCCTCTCTTGCAGCGTTCTCAAGCATTAACCAATGTGCGAAAACCTTGGAGTGTTCAACCAAGGCTACATTCACAGAGTCAATATCGTTTTCAAAATGCAGTTGTGATTGAAGATCCTCAGAGTAATCTCGATCTAGTAGACGAAAAGATATTGGTTCATCTTCGATCATTTCGACCCCCTCAAAATGCTTATCGCTGCAACCCGGATGCCTCGTGACGGTTACATAAAAGTTACGGGGCCGTACAAGCAGAGGTCCAAGTTCCTGAATCCACAATCCACTTGCTATCTATCTTGCTTTTGCCTTTCAAGTCGGGCCAGAAAACAACACCACCCTCGACATTGCTATCGGTAGTAAAAAATCCCGAAATGTATTTCCCCCCGATCCTCGTGCAAGCAGGGACGGAAAAATACGTGTCTGCGTAATTGGTTGCGTAAGCCGTCCTGCGAAGCTTTGTTCCGCCTATCGGGCAATTTTTGATCTTGGCATAGGGGCCCAAGCAATCGAAAGGGCCTCCCGGCCGCCAGCCAATGGCCCCGTTTGAAAACAAAAACATTTCTCTTGCTGCAAACTTCTGTCCCATAGTCAGCCCCCTTTCTTCTTGTGTTGAGCCAATCTTTCGGCGACCAAAGAATCACAGAGCTTAGAAAGAGATTTTTGCAACGCAGAAATTTTGTCTTGAATACTGGATCCGTCTTCCGGTGAAGAGTTTTCGTTCAAATCAATTTCGTACGTGTAGCCTACAGTTACTGTCTCTGATTCGTAAGGTTTTACTTGAAACGTTCTCTTTGACTCGGCCGATATTGTTGCTTTCTTGGATCTCATAGCCTCCCCTTTCTTTCACGAAGTCCGACGAGTGTATCACAGCCGAAAACGTTTGTCAAGCCCCCACATCCCCCGGTACTAGATATACTAGTCTAGACTAGTCTATCTATCGGCGCTTCCCACACGTCAACCGCCTACCTCAAACGCCTAGCGAACAGGCATGGGTTCCAGCCCGAATATTTTAGAAGCCTCGTTGTAGTCCATCAGATTCCCCATATCTGGGCCAACTTGTAAATCTATTCGATATGGTACGTCTGCTGTCAATCTCCAATCAAATGGAATTGCCGTACATCTGCGAGCAATAACTTTCATTACCGGCTCCAAAAATCCCGGAGCACAATCACCCCACCCTGAGTCGTGAACTGTATTTGTATGCCAAGCCAAAAAAGGTTTACCATTAGGTCCGGGGCCTTCGTGAAATCTCCAGTTAGCTGCCTCTGGGAACAAAACGCCGGAACGACCACCCCACATGGGAGCCGCAGACAGAGGCACGTATTCTCCGTGATACATCAAAGCAAGCATCCACAAATTATCAGTAGCCGACATGCTTTGAGTAGGAGTATTGGCGCAAGTATGGAAAGCGTGATCCAAAGCGCGACGGTCCTCGAAAGCGACATTCCAGATAGCTCGCCCACCACGAAATCCGATAAATCGGGCAGATTCTGGATAGTCAATCCATCGTCTACGGCCATAGCCATCTTCGCAGTAATGGTTTTTCCCGAGAAGTGCCTTGTCTAATTCCATCAACTCGGACAACTCAGGATACCCCTCGAAAAATCTGCTGTGTCTCAATTCGGCTTCTTCATCGTCAATTCGAATACGAGCCCTATTCCACAAAGTTGATTTTAGAGTGTAGGAGCTTCCACCATAAAGCAATGCAAAATTTGTCTGCTTGCCGACAGCATCTCGCTCGTAATCGCCCTTAGTAAATGTTCCCTCTGGGACGCCATACAAAACAGCAGCAGTGCGAGCGTGAATATCTTTGCCGTTTCTTATGTAGTCCCACAAAGTATTGTTGCTTGTTTTGCACAAAAGCTTAGTAAGCATGGCAGCCCGAACAGCCATCTCGGCGCCCGATATATCCCACCGAAATACAGACCCATGAATTTTTGGATTCCAAGTCTCTTTGTCAGCAGGCTTGATTCGGGGGACTATGCAGGACTTCAAGGCCTTTGCAACTTCCTTGTCTGACTTTTCAGGAATTTGGTGAACAGGAGGATCGCTAGCACTGATGCGCGAAGTTCTAACGACAGCCCAGTTGAATTGAGGGTGAATACAGCCGTCGGATTTTATTGCAGCATAAAATGGAATAATGTTTGTGCTTATTGCTCTGGTCAGTGACTTGAGTTTCAAAATATCACGAACCTCTTGCAAATCATCGTCCCGGGGATTGACCAAGCAAGCGTACTCCCGAAGAACCTCAGAGCCTACGGAAGGCTGAGAAGTTTTCTCGGTAAGAACAGTGCATTCCAGATTCAAACCTTTTTTCCCATACAAGTATTTTCGCAAAGCAGTATCGCTTGGTCGGTCTGCAATACTGAACGTCATGTCGATACCAAATCTCGAAGCCGATTCGGCAATCTGTGTTTTCAAAGCTTCAACTTCTTTTTTGAAAGCCTTGAAGGTCTGAGCCAACCTATTTTTTGACATTGGAATTCCAGCACGTCTAATTGCCGACACGGCAGAATTAGCCGGAACCAGAATATTTTTGTAGTAGTCCCCGATTCTCATGGGCAGTACTCTCCCTTCTTCAGTTTCGCTTCCAATATTTTCACAAGCTTGAATGTGCTCACTGCGTCACGAACCGCACCCTCTGCAACCACAGAAGTTGGGTGTTCGGCCATGCGACTCTTGTCAACGTCCCAGTAGGAAGATTCGTTTAGAATTTCCATCACGGCACGCTCTAGCGTATTGGAAGCCCGTCGCCCGTCACCGAGAGAAATCAGAGCCAGAAGTCCGTCTCCGGATCTGTTGTTTATTCCATCCACCCAACCCTGATAGATCAAACCTTCTTCGTCAAAATTTCCATGGAAAGCCCACTTGGGTTGAGACGACATGAAAAGTTTGTTTAGTATTCTTTTGCACTCTTCCTTGTTGTCCTCGTCGGCTTTGAAGTCAATCCAAAACCCAGAGTTTTTGTTATAGGCCACTGCAAGACCACGTACTCGAAAGTCCTTGTGAAAAGGATTTGTTGAGACAGCTTTTCTGGATGGAGTCTCGTAGCAGTCGTAAGTTTCAATATCAAAAGCAAACGTACTTCCGGACTGAACCAACAGGTCTATAACATTTTCGGCATCAGCTACTCGTTCAAATATTCCTATGGTTATGTCGGGTAAATTGTCAGAGCCTTGAACTCGTTTGCAAAAAGTGAAGATGTCTTTTTCGAATTGACGTCGCCACTCTTCAGCACCTGAACGTAGAATAGCAGCAGGATGCAGCGTCGGAAAAACTCTGCGATTTTCTGGATGGGGAGTTAGCCACCACACGCCTCTAATTTTTGTTATCTGAAGTTTTGTATCTTGAAGGATAACTTTGGCAGTGTCTGATCCCATAGCCAGAATTGGCAGAGACGGAAATTTGTTCAAGTCGGCATACATGTACTCGGAGCATCTTCGCTGAGCTTTTTTCCACGAAGAGTCAAACTTGTCTTCTATTGGTCGACATCTGGTTAAGTTTGCGTAGGCTACATCCCTCTCTGGATTTACACCTGCACGTTTTAGAGTCGACCGTAGAAGGTCCCCGGCTTTTCCTGTGAATCCGATTCCGGTGATTTCCTCAGTAGCTCCGGGAGCCAAACCTAAAGCAAAAAACTTTGGATTATTCGGAATGCAAGGTAAAACTTTTATGTTGCTGTTCAGAGGGCATTCAGAACAAGGGCTACTTGTTATCTTCGGAGCTACTTCCGGCTTCTTTTTCGGCATCTCTGTCCTCCGTTAGCAACTTTTCCATTATCTCTTTTTCAACACCCACTTCGACAAAGTGTAAATACAAAGCAAAAAATCCACTCAGTAAAAATAAACAGATTAGCACAATGGAAAAAATTGTGAATGAACTTTTCCACGACTGAAACAGAATGCCGAAGCAAACTCCACAGTAAAGCATTAGACCTAAAGAAATGCGTCTACTCTGCCACCACCTTTCAAGACTCATTTGTGCTTCATCATTATCCATAAAACCTCCTAGTAGTTGCTGATGTCTGCTGCTGGTTTTTTTCCTACATTTTTTGGAACAGAGGCTGGCTTGATTACTCGACGATTGTTTGCGTTGCTCACAACTTCCATTCTTTGGCCGTTCGGCAAAATTCCTCTGGACATCAAATACACTGTCTGGCGCAAACCTTTTCGCGAGCGTTTCGGGAAAATCTCGCTGAGAATTTCAACGATTTCGTCTACTTCAAACCCAACACTCCCTCGCTTTAGCATCAAAGCCAAAGCTGTAGCCATTACGCCGGGCTTTACCATGATGTGTTCTGGTGGGTGCCTGACTCCGCTACGCTTTGCCCTAGTACTATTCACTGCCGACTTTGCTGTAAGCCGAGCTTTTCGTTCTCGCTCATACTCAGCATTATACAGAGAACGTTTTATGGATTGAGGAGTCAAAGCCCTTATGATGTCTTCACGAGTCGGAATATCGTTTATCAACGGGTCGTCAAGATAGTCCTTAATTGTTGGCATTTTTTCTTCCTTGACAAAGTTTAGAACTAAAACTTTTAGTTTTCGAAATCGTGCATCAAAAACCTCTTCGTCACATTCGAGACTCAAACGAACAGCTTCCGGAAGTAGCGTCAACCAATTTCTTGTTTTCTTCGTGTCAGATAAAATACGCAGTGCGTTCAAAGTTTTTACAGAAGGGAAAACCATTTCTTTCAGAATTTCGGAGAGGTAGTCGGGCAGATAGCTCAAAAACTTTTCTATGTCGAGAGTTGATTCCACGTCATCGATTGGGCTGAAAACCAAATCATCGTCTTGGATTTCTACGTATTCTGACGAAGACATTTTTGGTCTGGACTTGGATATGAGTTTTCTCTTTGTCGCTACAGAAGCCAATCTAAGAAGCTCGGATTTTGTCACCGTAGGGTATTCGTTCCAAAGCGCGTACAGAACTACACTGCTTTCCTGATACAAATCATCGGCGTCCAAAAAAGGATAATGTTTTGCAAAAACTTCGCACTTTCTACGAACAACTTTGGATGAAGAATTCAAAAACTGTTCGAATGTATCGAAGTATCGACTGCGCATTGAACCCCCATGCAGTGGCAAAAAGGAAATAGGCGTCCGACAATTTTTAGTTGTCGGACGCCTATTGCTATTGCCTACGCAGCTCTCTGCTTCTTGAACTTCCGAATTTCCTTTTCCTTGAGCAGAGAATCCAAAACGGAACTGATTTCCTCGAAGCCGGAAGCCACGGCTTGCCTTACATCAACAACCGTTTGCTTCACATCGTCGGAGTCTTTCGAGGAATATCGAATATCCTCAGGATCGAAACTTCCGAGCAAAGCCTTGGTTGCTTCGACAACAGATTCCAAGTCAGCATCGTTTGTGATGTCGCGAGTCGCGAACGTTGACAAAAATTCTTGAATTTTCTCGATCGTCGTAGTTTTGAATCGCTTGGGAACTCCGTCCTTCTCCCCGCGCAATGTCTCGCTGAAGTGATCCAGCATTTTCTTCAGGCTAATTCGCAACGTTTCACGCAGAGTGAACCAGAGATCTTCCCAGTCCTTCTTCATTGCAATACTTTGTTCACGCCAGATTTTTTCGTCGATGTCCTTCAGTTCCGGGCAAACGTCGATTGAGACAAATCGCCACTTGGCGCCAAAGGAATCTGGCAGAGCTTCAGGAGCAGGATAGTCTGCCGGTTCAAACATTTTCCCGAGTCTTTTCTTGGCCTCCAAAACCAAGCGAGGATACTCTTCGATAAAAGCGTTGATCAAAACTTTCCGACCTTCAGAACGCTCGGTCAAATAGTCGTGAATTTTTTCAACCTGCGAAGGGTACAGAGTGTAGAAACCTCGCATACCCTCAAGGAAAGGCATACTCACTCGCTTTACATAGGTATACGTCTGGCTGTCGTAGGACTCGATTTTCTTCAACTCGGGAGAATCGATAATCTCTTTGCTCAGTCGCAGCATCGAGATGTCAACGTCCTCGAAATTACCCTCTTCAATGTCTGCCTTTCTGCTGGTTGTCGGCTTCCGAAAGTGCATAAACAGTGTGACAACATTTCCCTTCAACTCGTAACTCGTCTTGTCCATTGCAAGCCTCCTTTCAAAACGTCAATGACTGTGATCGTGAGAGTGCGACAATCCGGTGTGAACGTGTCCCGACTTTTGCGAGCGCTTCTGTTTTGTTACTGAGCCTCCAAGTTCCTTTGCCAACATTTCAAGAAACAAATCAGCAGCTTTGTGGTTTGCCATTGAAATTTTACTGGTAGTTGTTTTGATTGTCCCGTCTTCGAGAATTTCGATTTGAAGTTCGTCAGCTTTCATTGGCGCCCCCTTTTAGCTTGAATTTTCGTAAAGTGGATTGTGACAAAGACGAATCTGCATTTGAATTGAGTAAACTCGACGTAGCGTGCAAATCAGCAATCGTTTTAACTTTTTTCTCCCTAATTTTTGAGGACCAGAATACGGCAATTAACGTAGAACAGGTACAAGGTGCGTTGTTTCCATGAGTGCTGCAATAAACACGCACCGACCCAAGGTTGTCAAAAGGAGCAAGATAGAGGCACTTTTTCGTCCAGAAAAAGTATTCCAGCATGTCAATCGTATTGAGCGTGCTAAATGTTACTTCTACATGACCAGATCCAAACTGCTTTGAGCTTGCAGCGTAAGGCAATCTAGCAGTAATTGTTTCTATAGGCAAAACTTCGATTGCGCTTTCATCGAAAAGCATTTCAGACTCGTAAGCTAACTCTGGCTCTGGCACATCGTTTATTGCTGCATTGTACCTAGAAATTCTTGCCCTAGAAATTCTGGCAGACTTAGCAGACCTTTCGGTGAGAACCATTTTCACCAAAGCCGAGCGCTTCAAACCTTTCTTCATCTAAATTTTCCTTAAAACAAATTTGTTCGCCGAAGTTTGCGTCACATTCCACTTGAACTTTTTTGCTGCATCTTTGACAGTGAGTTCGCTATACTTTCTTCGAATTTCAGAAACAAGAGACTTGTTGTCGCGAGATGCGTATTGCGACGTCTGCAACACGAGGCCTTCTTGTTTGTTGTAGTACCCTGAAATGTAACTCTGTGAGTGGCGCATAGAAAATCCGGTTGGAGTTTTCTTTGTCTGAAACCCAAGAATTTGAAGCGCTGATTCAAGCCGATCAGTATTTGCAACAAACAAATCAAGCGAAGTGGTAATTATTTGATCGCAAGGCATTTTGCACCCCCTTATTTTGAAGAACGTTTTCTCATGCGACGCACGGCTTCCTCGTACTCAGGCATTACTGACTTGTCCTTTTGATACGGTCCGGCATACGAAGCAGACAAATATCTTCCGTCGGCAGTATTTCTAAGTTTTTCTACTGACTGTGGATCCGAAATCATGATGGGAACAATGTATCGGGAAACTTCAGTCAGTCGTTTTCCAAGTCTGTAAGCCAGAAAGCAACAGTTTCGAATCTCAGCTCCAGTCCAATTCGAGTACTCGGGAAGATCCTGCGCCTTTAGCCCATACTTGGACATGCAAATTTTCCAGATAGACGCTTGCTCTTGTGGGTTTGGAATATCGAAATACCAAATGCCGTCGAGAAACCGTCGTCGCAATTCTGGGGGCATGGCTTCCAACTTGTTGCAGGTCGCAAAAAAGTAAGCTTTGTTTCCACCAACAGCCAAAACCGTTTTCATCATGGCTCGCATCTGAGCTTCAGACTGCCCAACAAGTGAGCCCTTAACTGCGCCAAGATCCATCTTGATTACTGGCACGTTAAATGTTTTCCCAACAGCCTGAGCGAACTGACTTTTTCCTGTTCCGGGAGGTCCAACGAGGATTTTCCCACAAATTTGATTGTCTTCCATTGTGCTGAGCATCACGCCGAGTTGATCCTGACTAACGCCCGATGTGTCAGAACCAGAACCAAACGCACCAGCAAAAAGCTTTTCGATTTCGTCAATGAAGACAATACAGTTTGGCGATTGAGCGCTAGAAAACAACGCTGCGTCGAAAGCTTTTATTTCCTCAGAACCACCGACGTCTTTGAAAGTAAACTGAGGCTCCCAGAATGTAAGTCCACGAGTTTTTTCGATGCTGGACTTTTTGCGCTTCCAAACAGAAGGCAAATTTACTCGATCGTTCTCGATGCTCATTGCAACCACTTGCTCAGCAGGAAAAGCAGGAAGACCTCGAAGGGCAGAAGCGATCTTCAAAGCGTCATCTTCTTCGATGTCGCCAATGCCAGCCGCCTCACACACCTTCGCTGCAATGTCCATCAACCTAGAATCGTCAGGCAGTTCCTCGGAAAACACGATAATGTCCTGTGCCAATTCCGGAGGGAACATGAAAGACGGCCCAAGCAATACAAGGGTTGAGCCATTGCTCTTGAACAGGTCTCGAAGGTTCCAAATGCCCTGAGAAACAGCCTCGCTCCCCTGTTGGGTAGGCTCTAAGTACCGGTGAGCGTTCAAGAAGAAAATCAGAGAATCGCCCGGAAACTTCACCATCAAGTTAAGGGACTCAGCAGGATTGGATGTCATTGCCTGCAAGTTCTCTAAGTCGCCTCCAAATACTTGACGCAGAGCAGAAACAGCCAATTCGTTTACGGCTTTCAGCCCAGAGATCAAGTCCCATCTAAAGACAGGAATGTTTGGTTCGACCTCGAATACAGCCTTTGTTACCTCGCGAATTGTCTCACTTGGATCGAAAGTTTCTATGCCAACTAAAGGGGTTGATACTGATCTTGCATCTACTACCAAACGAGAAACTGGTTTTGCCTCCATGAAAAGCCTCCTTCCTGCCGGGGCCGACCGGCGAACACCCGGGAGATCCGAGTGATGGGGGGATTATATGTAAAACGCAAACGCTTGTCAAGCCCGGCTAAGTGTGCGAAATCGCTACGTTTTGTGAACCGGCCGGTCGAGACGGAGATGTGAACACGCAAACTGCTCTAATCAAAATTATTGAGTAAGGCTCTTACAGCATTAGAGGTTGTAAACTGAATCAGGCTCAGAGTTGCACCGTCTCCAGCGTCCTTCGCACCAACCCACTTTCCAATGTAGGTACTCAATCCCCAAGAGCGTAGATCTTTGCAATACTTTACTGTCTTTGAAAGAGGCTCAGTACTGTCCAAGGCCAATGTCACACTTCCCGGTTCTCGAATTGAGATCAGAGCTATTTGGCTAGCATTTATTGAAGATCCGAGCAGAGCTACGGCTTTCGTTTTAGAGTCAGAGCATCCCTGATTGAATCGAAGAGCATCGCCAACGCCTTCAACAAGAACAACGTTGTCTCCCGGATTAACTAGATCTATCAGGTACAATACAGGATTGATTTCCGTTTTCGTAATATATCGTGGTTGCTGTTGTGGGTTTATCGCTCTTGTTTGGTATCCGACCAAATCGCCGTTCATGCGTATCGGAAAAACAAGGCGATAGCTTTCTGCGATTGTCTTGGCTCGCTCGATAAATCTTATTTCGTACTTGTCCAGCGTTTCTGGAAAAAGCCCCCACTTCACTGCTGCAAATGAACTAGCCTCATTGCTCCTAGAGGCGGGTATTGACTCGGGTAGAGAAAGAAACTCAAAAGTTTCTGATACAGGTTTTGGCATAGAAATTTTAGCTCGATGGGAAATTCCAAAGTTGCTAAGAAGATATGCAAAAGCTTCACCCTTGGTTTGAAAGTTTCCTAGAATACGAACAAATTCAACAAAGCCTCCTCGAAGTTTTGGGTGAGCAATGCAACCTGAGTTCCAACAACCAACGACTATAGCGCTGAAATTTTTACTTTCGGGAATTACCCACCCTCGACGCCTAGTATCGTGGCAGAAAGGGCAGTTGAAAGTATACACCCCAGAAGATCTAGGACGTACAGGAATGTTTCTTCGCATCAAGTACTTCAGAGGATCTATTTTTCGCGTCAAGTCATAGGTCATTGGTTAACCCATCCCGACTCATTCTGAAAGAAAAATTTAATGACTTTGAAAATTTCTGTCGTCAAGCTTACTTCTGACTCTTCTAGCTGAGATGGAGTTGGTTGAAATCGTCTGCGAACATAAAAGTTCTCATTTGAATTTTTACGGAAGAAGTCAAAAAAAGCATGGGAAAACTTTTCAGAATTCATATACACTGCGTAAACACACAGGCAGCCAGAGCCTTCCTTCAAATCAAGTATTTCCACGTAGGAATTTTTTTGAAAATCAAAAGCCAAGCAACCAAGAAATCCGGCAGCCAAAAGAGGCTCTTGAGAGTAAGTTTTCCAGTTGTCTAATCCAGTTACCGTTGACTGAAATACTCCAGTGTTGAAATCTTCCAGAAGCGACAGAACGGAAGAGCCACAAATGGCGGATTGTGTTTCGGTTCGATACAGGAAAATCTTGAAAGCTGGAGACAATCCAAGCTCTACCTTGAAGTCATTGGCAAGATAGGACTCCAGTACCAAAATTTCTGCCAAGAAGTGCCCACCGTCAAACTCAGTAAGTAATCTGTTCTCCATGACTTAGCCCTCACAAAGTTTGTTGCACAACAGCTTAAACTTTTTTGGATTTTTTGAAACAACGATGTACGCAGAAATTGAAGTACCGAAAGGAAGCCAATCAGCCTCTCTTGGGAATTCGTTTTCGATGATGTACCTTGCACCATTCAAAATTTCGTTTTGTAATTCGATTTTATCGGAGTCCATGTTTTACCTCCAGCACTGCAACTGGAATAGATTCGAGCATCGAAGAGGAATCGTCAAACGTAACGTCGAAGGCCGAAAGATTTAGTTGATTGCGTAGCATTGACAGAACGTCTGAGATCAAGAAATCCTTTGAAGTGCCCTGTAGAAAAACACGACCGTTCAAACTTAGAGAGTAGTTTTCGCCGGATTTTTTGACTGTGAACTTTAGCCTTAGAGGGTTGTAACTTTTGCTTTCAGCTAGTCGCGACTTTTCTTCAACAATCTTGCTGGGTATCCCTTGCAATCTGGCTGGAACTTCCGGGGCTTTAGCGTGAAAGCCACAAAGCCGAGTGACTATCACTGGAACTTCTTCGAACTTTTTCTTGTCAAAAACTTTCCACGTAGGACGATCATGATTTTCTTCGCAGTGGCATCCACAAGGTTCAATGAAAGATCTAAGATTTCCACCCCTGAAAACTTCCACTTCTTCTTCGTTAGGAAGGGCATCATCCGGTTTGAAGCCTAACTGTTTTGCGATTGGATTTAGAAGCTCCGACATCTTTTGCATAACGCCTCCTTCTGAAAACGAACTCGGTGGGGGCCGACCCACCGGTGAACGAAGTGTACCACAAGCGTTTTCGGATGTCAAGCGAGAAGATGTCAGAGACTAACGGCTAAAGGTTTAGCTTAAAAGTATAAAGTACTCTAGAATCTTACCTAAGATCTCTCGCAGGAACAGCCTCAATGTTGGAGTCTATTCCATCTTGAACATTTCCAAACTCAGCCAAAACTTTGTCAGTCACATCCCTGAATCGCATTATCTCTCGGTCAACCTCGTAGATTCCAGCTAACTTCTCGTCTTCATCCTCTCTCAGAGCTGCAAGGTACAATGCTCGGCAGCCTGATTCTCGAAGAGGCTTGTCACCACAAATTGCGATTGCTCCGTCCAAAACTGCAATGACTTCAAAACTTTCTGCAATGTCGGCTTTTGTTATCACAGTCTTTTCGACGGCTTGTCGGTTTACAAGAGCAGCAGACCAAACAACAACGTTAAGTTCTCTAGCGAGTTGAGACATTTCTCGGGAAATTTGGGCTAGCTCGTGTCGCTTTTCTTTTTCTCTGGTATCTGAAGACATAATGTTTAAGTAATCCAACACAACGAGATCTATGTCTGTTCCCTCGCCTCTGAGTTCTTCGACAACTCTGGCTGCCTCGGAACACCCATGTTTTCTCGCATCAAATTCTTGAACAACAATCTCCCCGGAACCGGCAGCCTTCATTCCCTTGATGGCTCGGCTCAAAGCAGGAAGACCATCGGAACTCTGTAGTTCATTTTTGTTCTTTCGCGAAATGTTTCTATCCATGCGCATGAGCATCTTCATCCAATTCATTTCGTAGGAAAAATATGCCACGCCATATCTTGATCGAGCTGCACCAAGCGCTGCGTTCAGTTGAAAGCCTGTCTTAGAGCCTTTTGGCTCGGCCAGAATGTAAAAAACTTCGCCTCTTGCTGGACCCCCACTAAGCTCAGCATCCAAAGTTTTTAGACCAGTTGGAATTTTTTTCCTGCTGTCTACTCGCTTCCACTCTACAGCGCGAAGGGCGTAATCTCGAATCAAAAAGCCTCGTCTAACACTGTCAGACCCGCCAACCCTCAAGGCCTCGTCTATTGTTCGACGTATAGTTTTAGAATCGGGAGGTGTGCCATTCTCCTGAGCTTCTGAAATTATTTCTGCTGCACGCATCACGGCAGTGGCGATTGCCGATTCTTGTGCAAACCTACGAACACGGTCCTTTACGTAGTTTGGGTCTGGAATTTTTATTGACCTAACAATTTTCCATTCTCGAATCAAAGCCGACGACTCATTCTTTGGCAATCGTTTTGTTTCGTACAGCACGAGATCGTCCATCGTTGCAGTTCCCGGACGTTCGTTTCTGTTTTCCTTGGAAAACTTTTCTATGATACAAGCTAAAGCTTTCCTTGGTGAGAATACATTCGAGTCCACATCAAAAAATTCCGGGCGAAAGGAATCGCTAGCAGAGCGAAGTAGATCGGATCTAACAGCCAATGCTAGTATCTTCCTCTGAAACATTTCGTTGAATTCATAGTTATTCGGCATCGCACTGGATCCTCCCAACCTTTTGTCTGTTGGATTTTCCCTCGATATACAGACACAAAAAGTTGGAGACTAATCGGTCTACAATTCTTTCACCGAAGTGTTTGACCAAGTTGGAAGGTGATCTGTTCATAGTTAAAATTAGACGCTTTTTATTACTAAACTGTTCTAGTATTGCGTACAAAATCGACTCACGAAAATCTGTCATTGTGCCCACGTCAATGTCGTCGAGGATTAAAACTTCAGGTTTTCGTAAAATATCGTCGAAAGCTCGCATGTACTCCGATCCGGATGTCGTGCTCAAAGCCCACAGTCGCATAGTCAAACCAATCCAACTTTCAAACCAAACAGGAGCAATATATTTTACTTTTGAATCAGAGTCTGAAAGTTTTTGTCTAGCAGCATTTGTGGCTTTCATCCAGTCGACTGCCAAGCCATCTCCGGCAAGCGCTCGCTCACGGGCAGCAGAAACAGCTAAGCCGGTCTTGCCAACACCGGCCGGGCCAAAAAGCAAAAGTCCGGAGGGCTTTGGTTCTGGCATTGCAGTCCATGCTCTGACAAGTTTGTACGGAATACCTTTTACAATCGAGTGTGGCGTACTACAAAATGAAAAGTTTTGGTACTGGCCCCTAATGTTTGCGGCCTCCAGCCTTTGACGCCGAAGGTCGTCTATACTAAAAACTTTGTTAAGCATTCAGTGACCTCGCTTTGGAAAATTGTTTTCGATGAAGAAGTTAGCCACTGACTGATTATCGGGAGGTTCCAAGCTTTCTTGCCAAGAGTCGAAGTCTTCCCCTGTTCTGTAAATTTTAGCATTGCTATCTGAAGCGAGGAGGGATGGTAAGCCTGTGCCTAGAACAAAGAAAATGTTTTTCATTCCACCGAAGGCACTGCCTCGGTCTTGAGCATCGGCAGCCGCTTTGCAGGCACGCCTCATATCGGGGATTGTGAATCCTTCACGTAGCCTCGCTTTCAAAAGTTTTCGCATTCGACCACCTAGCGATGTAGCAGAGCCTGTTGGCGATACTATCGTGGTCCGGAGAATTCGTTGGGCTTCGAGCAAGAACGCCACTTCTTCTGCTGGCGAAAGTTTTTGGCCTCGTGCCTTTTTCTGAATATCGGGAAAATATTCCTCCGGATCGGAGAAGTTTTCTGTTTTTTCTGCGCCCCGGCGCGAGGACGAAGGCAAAAGTGTCTGTGAATAACCGTCCTTCGCGCGTGCGCAAAAATAAAGAAAAGGTAAAGAAGAAGAGGAATCTTTGGTTTTAAGTTTTTGAGTCTTTGCCTTAGGTAGGAAGGTATTTTGACAAGAGTTATTATAACCCCCCAGTGTTCCCCCTAAAGGGGGAACACTACCCCCCTTAGACACTTTTCCGAAAAGGCGTCCAGATTCCCCGTCGGACACTTTTGCTGCGACCGACAAACCCTTCCCCTTCGAAACTTTTTTCAAGCCTCCGAGCTTTCCTGATTTCGTCACCTTTGCCACAACACTAACCTCCTCCTCCGGGTATAAAACTTTGTAGACAACGACTTTTTTGATTCGTTTCACCGGTTTCAGCAAACCACGAGCCTTCAACGTTTGCTTTGTCTCCGGTATGTACTGTGAACAGATTCCAGAAAGCTCGGCTAATCGTTTTACTCTAACTCTAAACTTTTTCTCCTCGTCACAAATCAAGTTTGCTACGCCGTATAGTTTTACTTCGGCAGCGTTAAAACTAGAAATCACTTGCAGCATTTCCGGTGTTTTTGGCAATTCACAACGAAACTGAACGTTTTCGTGAATCGGGAAATGGTATTCTGAAGCTACGCCACGGCCTAGTCCCTGCTTATAAACTATCAGGTCAAGCTTCTTCAACAGGCGTATTGAGTTTCTAAGTGTTGTATCTGGTACTCCGGCTTCCTCACAGAAATCACAATGCTTGATCGTGAGGTTTCTTTCCGAGTCAGACATCAGTAGGCCGCACAAATAAACTTTTGCAGCCGTGCCTGTAAGTTCACTCCAGCCCTTTGAAGTGAATGTTTTTGAATTAAAAAGGGAAGGAGTCGGCCCAACTCCTTCCCGTAATGAGGCAGGTTTTTGTATGGTTTCAGAGCGACGTGGAGGCTTGACGTCGCTGAGTCCCACCCCATCTGCCTCACGTCTCGATTTTAGCACCTGAGACTCCCCCGAACAAGGCATATCAAGACCACCTCTCTAGTACGAATCCGGCCTTGCCATACTCCTCGATTCTCTCGGTACTATGCGCACTTAGGTAGTCTTTCTTAGAGTCAATTCTACCATCAATGAAATCGTAAATTGTCGCATCCTGTTTGTCCCCCCTTGGACGCAAAGCTCGGCCGACCCACTGTAGCACGTCGATGGCCGACTTTCCACCTGTCGCAATGACCAAAACGTCGATCTCAGGAGCGTCGATTCCTATCTTGAAAATTTCAGAAGCTATTAAACAATCACCAAACTGACTACGTTTGAAAGCATCTAAGACAGCTAGTCGTTCCATTGATTTATGCTCTCCATGTAAGAACCTACTTCCCGGTATCATTTTCTGAAGCGTTATTCCGTGAAACGTTCTTTTGCACGCAACTAGAACTCGCTTGTTGTTTTCAACTTCTCGCATGACAATATTTTTAATGAGGTTGTTTCTTGCTTCGTTCTGAACAATTCCTCGCTCATACGTGAGACCAAAAAGCTGCCCACCTTTTGTTGTCAGAAGTTGAGGTGACTTTCTCCAATCCGGACAAACTGTGTCTCGAATGTTTTCGTGACTAGGATATGAAGCTCTGTCTGGTCGAAGTAAAACTATTTTCGCTCTAGCAAGGTGCCCGTCTTCTACGAGTTCATCGTGCTTCACGACGATGACAGTTGGACCAAGAGCCGCTTCTATTCTCGCATTTCGTAATGGATTCTTTGTATCCATGGTTCCAGATAATCCAACTCTGATGTTTGCATACTGACATTTCATCGCGCATTCAAACCAAGTAGGTGCGCTAGCGAGATGAGCTTCGTCAACAATCAAACAACCCCAAGCATTCCAAAAATCTTTATCCTTTATCGAGCTGAGTGTGTTGACAATGCCGATCATCACATCCCCATCTTCAGCTTTTCCATCTCCTAGTATTCCAACATCGCAATTTAGAACCTTTCTCAAAACTTTTCTTGTTTGATACATCAAGTCTATGCCATTGACGATCCACAAAGCAGGTACTCCAGACCGTCTAACTATCTCTGCGCCTACTAAAGTTTTACCTCCACCAGTCGGTATCTGAAGAGCAACACCACCAAGACTTTTCATGGCAATGTTTGCAGCATTTACTTGATACGGACGAAGATCGACATCAAAAAGATTTTCGGGAAATCTAGGTTCGCACTGCATACGAAACCCGGATAGCTGTACTGAGTGTCCGAGTTTTCTTAGTTCAGAGGCCAACCTGTAGGAAAACCCAACAGGAAAAAATCCTTTAGGGTACTTTAGAAAGTGAATTTTTCCGTCCCATCCACCACGCTTATGCTTAGCTTTGTAGCGAGCTGCCGGATGGAAGAAAGTTAGTATCTTGTCTCCCTGCAAAACAACATTTTCGGAAGCCAGAAGTTGTGCATACGTCCCGGAAATCTTTTCAATTCTCACTGACATAGGTGAACCTCTCGTAAATTTTGCCGGTTTATTTTGGACACTTTTCCCACACAAGGCTTATCGCGAGATCCACGATGCCCCCGTCGAACATTACATATCGAGGTGCGCTCAGTCTTGCAGTCGTCAGCGCTGAGTGTTAAAATTACAGGCATGAAGCTCATTCGACAGAGAGAAAGCTGGGACTGTGGTATTGCAGTTGCAGCAATGTTGACACGAAGCTCATACGATGAAGTTTTGAATGCAGCCATTTCTCTGAACGAAAATTTAGAGTGTGGTCTAACTATTTCTAACTTGCATAAGCTTTTGAAAAAGCTTGGAAAAAGTCAAAAGACTTACAGATTTGATGGCTGGAAAAAGATTAGTCTAGCCGACTGGTTTGATGACTATGTTGGTCGGGACTACATGGGTGCAGTGACACTTCTAGGTACAATGCACACCCTAACAGGTCACTTCGTAGCCATCGAAAAAAGAATGGTATACGATCCTGCTCTTGGTTGTTTCTCCATGACTGAGTATCCGAACTCTGGGTACTACGTGCCATGGTGGTTGGGCAAGACTCTGGATAGAGAAAAAATTTACGGAAGTCTGCCCGTGTTTGAATCGAAAACAGAGACAACCGAGATCGAGGTTTACGCGGGAAAGAAAAAAGCCACGAGGGCATAACCCTCGTGGCTTTCCACACAACAAGTGGGGGAAGGGTCGATTAAACCCTGTTGCGTGGAATTACAGACCTCGCGCCCGACGAATAGCAAGAACTCGTGCGAGACGCAACAGGCGGGCCCGACGTCCTCGGGAACCACCACCACCCTTGCCTCTGTATGGAACGTTCATGCTTACCTCCTTTCCTAAGATGGGTATCCTTCACCTAATCTGAAGTTGGCTGCCCGTCGTTTGGCAATCCAAGAATCCAGATAGTGAATCTTGGGTAACTTGATTTTCGGCAGTAAAGACTCAATCCAACCCCTGTGCTCTATTCCACCGTAGATCAACACATTCTGGGGTTCAAGCGCTTTCATCGCAGCCGTGAATCCAGTGATCCAACGCTTTCTTCCGAACTCTTTGTCGGTCTTTGTCTTCCCAAGAGACCTGCATTGGCAGATTACGACAGGAGCGTTCTTTGGAATTCCTTCGAAAGCAAAATCGAAGGACCTCTTGTCTGCCCATGAGACATTTGGAAGAACTTTGATTCCTGCGTCTTGCCAGTACCTTGCACACCAACGCGCACGGTACACATTCCAAATCTGCACGGCAAGAGGATCGTCAGCCCACACAGAAAAATCGGGAGTTACGACGCCACCCCATTTTGTTCTGTAAAGCTTTTCAACTGTAGCCGGAATGTTGTTCCAAATAGAATCAAAGCTTTCGTCTTCTAAGTAGAAACAAAGAACGCCACCTTCGACGTTTTCCCGGGTAAATTTTGCTTTCCCGTGAATGAACAGCCACTTAGACGGGTCCTTGACCTGCTCGTAGGACTCACCACCATGAACTTCTGTAGGAATAACGGTCGAGAGCAACTCAGTCTTCAAATCGGGAATGCCCCATTTGTTTGACGAAGCAAAGATTGCGTCCGGCCGAAAAAAGATTGCTGGAGCTTCAGAGATTTCAGTGGAGTCCTCTAGGTCATCTACCATCGTGTTGTCTTCGGATTCATAGTAGGCGTCTGAATCTCTGTCTATAATCTTTTGAACTTCGTCCATCAGGTGAGCGTTTTCCTCCATCATGCGCTCAAAAAGTTTGTTGACGGAGGGATCGTCAATTTTCATGTCGGCAATCAAAACAGCCAAAGCCTTTTCATCGACTTCAGCAGCTTCAGCGAGCGGATCTAGCGTTGCCAGAATCGTGTTTTCCTCTTCTTCCGTCCAACTACCTATCAGAACGGGCACTTCGTCTACGTCTAGGTTTCGACGTGCGTGACCGTCGATCAATCGCCCGGTTCGCTCGTTGTATAGCAGCGCGCCCGCCCAGCCTACGCCACGCTTGATCAGGCCTCCGAGAGCATCAACCTGAACCTTTGGATGTCGGCGCCAGTTCTTTGGATTTGGTGAAAGAGTTTTAGGATCAACCCATTCCAGACGTAAATTTCTACGTGGAGTGCCGGGGGTTTCGGTTTTCGCAGCAGAAGTTTTAGTTGTTCGTGATCTAGCCATCTCACTCACACAAGTTATCGGTTAGCATTGGAAACAAAGATTGAACTTCATCAAATGAAAGAATCTCTGGAAGATATGCAGAGGATATTTGATGAATGTTTACTTCAATTTCTTCGTTTAACCAATCTTTTGTTAGATCTTCGATTCTACGTTGTTCTGCTGCCAAACAATCGCTGAATGTTTCACGCAAAGCATTTACTTCATCATCAAAAACTTTTTGAAACTCAGGGGCGATCACATAGTTTCCGTCTAGCGAAATTTCAGGGTCGCCGCTATCCGTCTTCGAACTGTACTTCTTGCAAAGTGCCAGTCTTTGGCTCTCAAAATCCGAAAAGCCATCGACCTTGTTGTCGATGGCTGCACGAATTGCCTCGATTTCGTTGGCAATAGACTTCGAGTTTTTCACAAGTGCGTAGACAAATTTCGAATTCAGATTGCTTTTGTTTCGAAGTTTTGAAATAATAAAGTTTAGAGAAACAATATCGCGTCGAGTTATTTTGACCATCATTTGTGGTTCCTCCTTTAGCTTATTTCAGCTCTTCGCAGTGACTCATTGTTGTAGTCTCTACCAGTGGCTGTTGTACCTGTGTCTGCCTTCTTTCCAGAAATGTAAAACTTTTTTAGAGTCCCACCATTTGCACTTTCGGTCCCTCCCCCTAAATTTTTTACCGTCCCGGATACTACTAGTCCGGCGCCTCCAGAAGTATAGAGGAGAATACCACCACCGGCACCCCTACCACCCGCTCCTCCAGTACCCCCAGAGGCGCCTCCCGGATAACTGCTGCCTGCCGAACCGTTAGGCTCTTCTTCGTCAGTGGCGCCACCGGATCCACCAGATCCACCTGCGTTCAAGGTTCCAGAACTTCCGGAATACCCAGACAAACGAAAACCACCGTGGCTGATTACGGACCCAGAAATTTTTATAAGCCCCAAGGCCTCGATTTTGAGGTACGCCCCTCCGGACCCACCAGCCGCCCCACCAGAGCCACCACCACCTCCTGTTATAGTACCAATAACGGTGTTTTGACCTGCACCTCCACCACCGCCCCCACCTCCCGAACCTCTAACGAGAGAAGTGTCTGTGGTTGCGTCTCCTTGCCCCTCTGCTGCGAGATACCCGCCTGCTGTACCCGAGGACCCGTTCGACCCTCCGGAAACGCCCGGTGAGCCACCTGCTCCAGCATACGTGCCGTGGCCGGAAGCCCCGGCGCCACCCGAACCGCCTAGAGAAGCAGTGCCTGTGGCACCGGCAGAGCCTGAGGTTCCATCAGATCCGTATCTAGAGTCGCCCCCAAGACCACCTGATCCCCCAGAACTGACACCGGCGCCTCCACCCCCGCCTCCTCCACCTCCACCAGTGAATCCGGCAAACGACCCGGAGAGGCTCCCGAGGATTTCAGCACTTCGGCATTTTACAGTGCTGTAGCCATAGGCAGACCCAGAATAGGGCTGAACATTTACAACAACTCCGGGAGCAACATAGAAGTTCCCGACGTTTATGTGCTCTCCGGAAATAACCAAGTCAGAAGCTATGAGCCAATCTTGCCCGAAATGATTACCTCCCAGTAGGGGAGACCACTCCGACTCCGTAACTTCTGTCCCTGAGCAACTTCCATAATGAAGTCCAGAACCGTAGTTTTTTCCAGAACCGTATTTGCACATCGTCGCTGCCGTATCGTTGGTTTGCCCCGTAGTGAGTTCCTGAATTGTAGGTCGCCATGTTTCGAAGAACTAGCGTTAAGATGTTTGATGCTGATCCAAACTCCAACAAGGCACGCGAGCGAACCATCCAGCCGAAAACCGCTCTAGGTTTTCATTTCTTTCTATCAACTCAATCATCCTGCTAACGCGAAGTGCCCGAACTGGAGTAAGCAGCAATGAAACTGGAACTTCATTCAAGCAAGCTATGACAGCTTCGTGTGTCTTAGCACCATACTGACCATCAACTTTCAAGTCAGACCAAAGCTTTGAGTTCTTGTTCAAGACATTCAGACTTCTCTGGAGCTGAATCGTAGCTGTTGTGGTTCCTTGGTGTACCGCGCTATCAAACAATTCTTGAGCTACAATATTTACGGGATTCAGAGAAAGCTGCAATGGGTTCCAATAGAATTCCAAGTAAAACTTTTTTACGAGGTCTTGCAGCTTTTCATCTTTGTCCAAACAACCGGGAAATGACTTTGACCGTTTCCACGTGTCGATCAAGCTCCATCCAGCCCAATTTCCGTGGTGCTTTCTTGATACACCTCTGTACGTCTCGCCCCCGGGATCCTTAGGGTCCTTAGCGTAGCCGCCCTCGTATACCAAGACGGTTCGGTTGTATGCAGCTTGAAAGTTTGACATGAAACTACTTTTGCTTTTTGGCTAGAGCATCTTCGAGCATTTCTTGGTAGCTAGGAAGTTTCAGATCATTTAAGTTGTTACTGTTCCCCGACATCAAGTCTTCAAGAGCTTTTACTAAGGCTCTTGCGCTGATAATCGCAAACTTTGCAATGTCACTTCCGGGAGCAGCAATGTAGGCTACAGACAATAGGCTGCTGACCAAACCGAGAAGATCTTTGCCACCAAAATTAGAATCAGCCATTGCTACACCTCACCCCTCTTTCCAACGATTCGAAATTGTTCAGAGTTAGAACTGGAGTCTTCAAAGATTCCAAAAGTTTCTATTGCAAGTTTCAAAGCAAGGATGGAAGCTTCATAGTACTGGGTGTTTTCGAAATCCAGCATTTGCAAACCTTGAAGTTCTCGAATAAAGTTTTCAGCCACACCTCGCGCAAGTCGTATGCGCTCTTGACCAGTTTCTAACCCATCCAAAACTTCAATGGTGGAATTGTGCAATGCCGTGATACCCGCGTCGACTTGTCGCCAAGTTTCGCAGCGAAATTCGTCACACAGGCCTTGGCTGGACTCAAGATCTAGGGGGATAAAAACTTCAGTTCTGATCGCTAAAATTTGCTCTTTGACAACTTTCAAAATAGAATACGCTGGATCGTCCTTGAAAGGCTTAGCAATATCTTGGATAGCCTGACAGCCCAGCAAAAATGCCAGCAAAAAAATAAAACTACTTTTTCGGGTTTGTAACATTTTAGTCCTCCTTTAGGTTAAAATTATTTCCACGTAGCAGAAAAAATTGCCACAATGAGAGAAAGTCCAGCAGCAATCAAGCTTGTAACTACCTGCCAACGTCTTACTTCCTGTCTACTAGAATCAGCGTGCAAACTTTCTACCGCTCGTTCAAGCAACGCCACCCGTGTGACGAGGGATCCAGTAGGATGTCCATCCCCATCTCTAACAATTCTTGTCAGTTGAGATATTGTTGTGTTAAGTCCTGCCATTTCAACCCGTAAGGATACAAGGTCAGAATGCAGCGCGTGTAAATCATTCGGGAGGGGAGGAGTCATCGAAGCGCACTCCGTATTTGATTGCCATTTGCGCTCGACATCGACCGCAGTCCTCTTCTATGCGGAGCAGCTTTTGTTTTACCTCTTGGGAGTGTTCCCATATTGACTGCTCAGTAGGCCACAACTTGAGTCGTGGGATTGCTTCTATGGCAGAGGAAGCTGCCCATACAGAAAAAATTACCCGTACAAGAACGGCTACTGATCTAACCCAATGTATCAGAGACCACTCAGTATTCCCGTGCAGTAAGTTCCAATAAATAAAACCAAGAGAAAGCTGGCAGGCAGCATCTGAAAAAAGAAAAAGGCCGAGAGCCAAAAGTGCAATTCCAATATCGTTTGGCCCACGTCTAAGCCATCCAGCATACAACAATACTAAGGCTACAACGAAACATGCAGTACCACTAAGCCAATAGCTTCCGAGTGTGATGCCAAACCAAGGAGGAGGAAGATCTACAGGAAAGTTAACAGCAGCACTAGACGACGACACTTCAATAAACGTATTACCGTTCATTGTAGTCCCTTGTGCTTATCAGTTTCGCTTGGAGATTGCATGTTTTTGTCTCCAGCGTGAATCATTCCGGCCAAACCAAGTAGCAGAGGCAAAACCCACCTTGGAGCTTCGGGAAAAGAATCAGCAACAATTCCGGCAGAAATAAGTAGTATAGATCTGGCGATGCGCTCAAAAAACGATTGGTTAGACCACAGGCGTAAAAGAAATTCGTACATTTTTAGCCCTTGAACCAATGATAGCATACATAATAAAGCAAGGAAACAACATTTATAGAATTTCTCGCCAACCGATACAGCCTAAAGCGTCAGCGTTCACTGAGCCAGAACCAAGAGGCATAAAACACAAAGCTAAAATATCAGCAGTTCCATCAATTTTTGCTCCAGCTCGCAATGTTGACTTAAAGTTTAATTGCCCAGATACAGCCGATTGCATGTACCCATATTGTCCGTAAATATCAACACCTCCTGTTACAGTATTAGCAGTAGCACCAACTGTAGTTTCAACACAAGAGTTTGCTTTTGATGTCCAGCTTGGTGTGCCAGCAATAGTTGGGTTCAGAAGCAAAGACCAAAAAAAGTTATCATTCGTCAAAGAAATCACACTAGCAGATTGCAGTGAAATAATTCCGTCTAAGTGTGTTGACTTCAGTCTGATTGCAGCAAGCAAATAGTTTGTTCCAGCAGTAGTAGCATCTACATGTGTAATTCCATTGGAGTGAAATCGGAGAATTCCAGTTTCATCCGTGCCACCTTCCGTAAAACATCCACAACAAATCTGCGTCATTGAGCCTGCGCCACCAGTCGACTCAATTTCGTAGCGCAGTGGGAGATTCGACCTGAGCATGTAAGGTCCAACTTCCCGATTTGCGTGTAAATTTTGATCTAAGTAAAAAGGTTGACCGTCAACGTTCACACCCCAACGTACTCGACCCAAAGCTAAGTATTGAAAGTCAAAAAACAAGATTTGGCTCTTTGTCCAATCAATAATCACCGGGTCTGTAAATCCACGAGAAATACTTTCGGCGTATACCGCAAATGGATTCAATTCTGTGTAGCTATCAACGCCACCTTTGCGAATGAACCCAAAGGCAGCTCCGTCTCGCATTTCAAATCCAATTCCATTATTCGCATCGAAGTAGCCACAACGTTTTATTACGCCGTCTTCTGGTGCAAGAGTACCTGTCATTTCTATGAGTTTGCTCTTACCGGGTTGGTACAGAAAGCGCATAAAAGTTTGTCTGACAACGGAGTCTCCCGATTCAGTAACACTCATGGTTACTTCGGAATCGGAAACAACTGAAGACGCCCCAGAACCCGTTACTACCTCATCCCAAAAAAGAGGTTGCTTGTCATGAGACATCTTCGAATCAAAGTCAGTGTTGTTGCTGGAAATGCGCAGTCGAGAAAATGCGTCAACATTTGGTCCGTCAAAAAAACTTACAGCTTGAACTGACATTTTGTTTCCTCCGAATAATCTTTAGCCTGTCGGGAGACAGACCGCGTTGTCAATCAGCTCGCAGCCTTCCGGGCACGTCCACGGAGGGTCCTGCATCGACGGATCCACGCAGTCGGCCCCCGTGCCGCAATCGCAGCAACCATAGAGCGGCGTGGGCGTCTGCGTCGGTGTATTCGTCGGCGTTGCCGTGGGCGTGTGGGTAGAAGTCGCCGTCGGTGTGTTGGTCGGCGTGTTGGTCGACGTCGGTGTGTTGGTCGACGTCGGTGTGTTGGTCGACGTCGGTGTATTGGTCGGCGTCGGTGTATTGGTCGGCGTCGGCGTCGCACTTGGAAGCACGTACCACACGTCTATCCGTGGCGCGCGAGTGGGTGTGGCTATGTTGCCAAACCAATACGAACTAACATTGCCCAAATAGCCCGCCGAGTAATCGTTGTTTTCGTGGCTTTGGCGCAGTCGCGTAAATCCAGTGCGGTTGATATTTGCGTCAGCGTTAGCCAGACTGAGATGCACTGAACTTGTGGCTTGTAACCACGCTGAGTCAACACCGGCATTTGCATTGCTTGGGGCATCTGGGTCGTAATCGTCCGCGGCATTGCAAGTACCACCCCAATCGTGCCAGTCGGCAATAATATTGTGGCCGGGCATACTGCCTACTCCGGAGCCATAACCGCCATTTAGCGCCGCGCCAGTAATAATAGCATCATCTGGCAGTGAAGATGTGTCAAACTGCAAAAGCATCTGCCAGATGTATTCGTAGAAGTCAATAAATATAAACCAACCACGATAGGTTCCGTAGCTTCCACCTGCTGCAACAGGAGTACCCAAACATCGAGGCGTGGCAGTGCCTATAGGCCAAGGAAGCTGGTTGACCTCATCAATACCAACCCTATCCATGTCGCGTTGATGAGACACAAAAAACGAAGCCTTGGTTCCTTCCGGAGTTGGTGTGATAGTCCACGTTGGTGTGAAAGTGGGCGTTATGGTCGGCGTGACCGTGGGCGTGGCAGTCTCGAAAGAGACATCCCAATACAGGGTGTCGATCTGGCACTGATATGTCGAACCGCTAGTTTTCTGTCCCTTAAAAAAGGGCCGTACAAGCATCCCAGTACCACCATTCCACGCATCGCCGGTCAGATGGTTTGTGGGACAGCCCCATGTGTCGGTTGCACCACCATAGCTCACCGTGGAATCACTTGTATCCCATTCCGTGCTTGTGTTCGCCTTGTTGGACGCACACGCAGGAGTTGGCGTTAGGTTAGCCATAAAAACGCATTCGTCTGTGCAGTTGGCGGCTGCGTTGTTCTCCTTTTTCTCGACGTAGAGCTGAATGCCTACCACCTTTGCATCGTCGGGTATTGCAGAGATTTGGGCTGCGGTAGTATTTGGTGTTGGTGCTACAGATACCGGGTAGAGTGCATTGCTGATGCCTGTCCCCGTTATATTGAAATACGTGTTCAAGTTATTGGAGGTGGTGCAGTTTGCTGGGCTTGTCCAATCATCCGCACCGTCACTGCAAGACGATAGTCGGTATGTGGAACCAGCATCCGCACAGTCTGCCGACGACACATATACAGTGGTGGGATCAATCTGATACGGCAGAGCCGAATCCGGCAGCGTTGTGTCGTCGCACGACAAGGTGATTTTGCTCGCGTCAATCCCCCACGAGCATAACGGATAAATTACGTCATCTGCACCGGCCAATAGCGGCTTCCGAATCCACAGCCCCATCGCCGCGCTGTAAAGATCACCCGTCACGGCATCAAGCGCCAAGTCGCTCATCGACCCGAGGCGTTCAGTCGAGAATGATACGGATCGCGGCCCAACTCGGCGCGGAATATCGCTAGACCGCAGCTCCCATGACGTACGCGACAGCGTTACTGTCCACGTCAAGCCTCCAAATGTTACGCTTGCACTTTGGTCGGAAAGGCGCGTCCACCGCTTGCCAAACAGCCATTTTAATGCCCCTCGATTATCTGGTGCGGTCTCCAATCCGTCGTCGTCGATTGCCAGTTGATACCACGCGGAATCCGCTGCCCACTGGTTTGTGCCACGCGAGCCGAGGACGGGATACAGATTGCGCCATCGCTCATTAGCGGCATCCCAGAAGTGCAATGGACCAGAGCTGATTCGCACGCGCCCATCTGAGTACGCCTTTGCGTGTAAGGCGCGGAGCGCCGGGATCTCCGTTACACCCGGAGGTGGCGTGTAATGCAGCGGCTGGAGCGCTTCAGTTGGCGTCGGCGTTGATGTCGGCGTTGACTGCGCGCCCGCTAGCAGCGGCACCAGTACCAGTAGAGCGCCGACAAGCAGAATAGCGCAGCCGCACCGAAAAAGAACATGATGGGTTCGAGTTGAGCACCAGAGACTTTCACGTAAACGGTCCAATCTCCCCCCGTGGTGTGCCCGCCCCCCGGCGGGTGCAGATACGTATATCATCCTTCGGCCTCGTAGTAGACAGTCGCCGTGACCGTCACGTCAGGCGTCGCCGTAGGCGTGATTGTTGCGCACTGGTAAAACTCGGTCGGCGTTGCCGTCACGGTCGGCGTTGATGTTGGCGTTGGCGTATCGGTAAAGCTCGGCGTTGCCGTTGCTGTGGCCGTCGGCGTGAACGTCTGCGTCCATGATGGGTCCGGTGTCTCCGTCACCGTCGCGCACTGGTAGGCCGGAGTCGGCGTTACAGTCGGCGTCGACGTAGGCGTGAACGTCGCCGTCGGGTCGCCCGCTGTGTAGTCGACAATCAACTGCGGCTCCGCGTACGACGTGTCATCATACGAGGCCCAGTTGACAGCGTTCCCGTAGCTCGGCGAGCCGCCGCTGATATGGCCGCGGAGGTACGTGTAGCCGGTCAGCGACACGTTCGCCGCCACGTTCGTCAGCGCAAAATCTTTGCTGCCGGTCGAAATGGTTCCGAGGTCAGTCCCGGCGTGCGCGTTGGTCTGCGCCGTCGCCGAGTAGTCGCCCGTGTCGCACGACGAGCCCCAGTCGTACCAGTCGGCCGTGAACGAGCGGTCGCCGTCGTTGTCGTAAACCGACGTCACTCGCACCCGCAGCGTCGCGCCCGTTACCGTCGCATCGTCGGCCAAGGCGGACGTGTCCCAGCGCATCAACGAGTTGTAGACCTGATAGGCCGGACTGCCGCCGCCAGACCGGAAGTTTTTCAGCCGCGTTTCCGTCGCGGCCTCGCAGCCCGTAGCTGACGGTGGGTAGGAAGCGCCCTCCCCGTAGACTGTCGCGTCGTCCCCGCTCGCCGCCACCGAAAACGTGGTCGACGGGTCGATCTCGTACGGGTACGCCTCCGACGGCAAACCCGAGTCGTCGAAGGTCCAAACCAGCTCGCCAGCCGACACTTCCCAGCCGGAATCTTCCGGCGTGTAGTCACGGCCGTTGGCGCCCGTCACGGTCGGCGCCGAGATGCCGAATGCGGTCGCCCTGAGGCCACGTCTGGCTCGACGCAACGCCCCGGGAGAGCCGAACGTCCGGAACTGCACCCGATACGTGTGGGTCCTTCGCGGTGTCGCGATCTCGCAGGACCAGCGCAGGCCACGCCGTGTGAGGTCATATCGGCAAGGCACGTCGCCGTCCCGATACGATGCTCGCGCGCCGGATACCGTTGGCCGTTCGCCAAGCAAGTAGACGATCCCGGCCGTCTGCGCGCGGTCTGCCACGGCCACGCATCCCGCTACTCCGGCACGGACCGGACACGGCCCCTGCCCTGCGCTGAGCAGTCGAGCCCGAAATGGCAGATCGTCTGCTGCATCCTCTCCGTTAGCTTTCTTCGTCCACGCGAGTCGCGGCTTCTGCCACTGCCCGGTCTCGTCCTTGAAGTGCAGGTCGGAACCGAACACGGTTCGATGCTTGTCGCCACCAAGCCTGTACGTAGCAGAGTCTCGCGTGCGCAGGCTCACGATTTCCTCTGGCTCGTCTTGTGGCTGGCCGAGCGCTCGATGCACAGCAAGTGCCACCAGCCCTCCAAAAAGAATGGCAAGCACCACAGTAGCCACAACATTTCGGAACTGGACTTCACTCACCCTCTACCTCAAAAGTCCAAATTCCGGCGTCGCGGCCAGCTTCGAGCATTCGATTTTGATTTTCTTCTAACGTAGATATTCGAGAGTGAATATATTCAGCTTCTGCTGACGTTGCATCTCTAAAGCTTTCGAGAGAATCTGAAGTATCAGAACACGAAGCCAAAAAAATTAAACAAATTGTTGCTAAACCAAGAGCTAGTCGCAAGTAGTCAATTATATCTGAATTCCATAAAAGTTCTAGCTCTAAGTAGAAAGCGACAGTTAGACCGGCTTTCTCGCTTTCACTATCGGAGATGGAGGCCCCTTCCTCGACGTAGATTCGCAATTCGTCTCCATCATGCAATCCAACAGTGCCGCCTTCAGTCAAAGTTCGCGTAGTTGTAGCTGATATGTTTGAGTAACCAGTAATATCAGTCCACTCTGCATCGTCTCTCGTACGTCGCTGTACTCTAAACGTTGCAGTGCCGGATCCTCGCACGACGTGTTCAATACGTCGAAGTCTCGCCTTGTGCCCCTCGGCAACCGGAATGAAAATAGCCTGAGAAGCATAATCGGCCGGATTGCCGACGAGCAGCAAGGACCGGCCGTGCTGGAAGGTCAGAGCGCTCATCAGTTCGTCTCAATCGTCTTCACCGTACCGTTGGAAAAACGAATTTTCAGATCCCCATCGGCTACGTCGACGTAGATCTTATTGAAACCGATAATGTCCGTTGATGGAGCAGTCATGGCAGGAATGGCAATACAACCATTCACCTGACAGGCCACCGTCGAGTCAGGATTGATTCCAATTCCGAGACGACTGCTGATCCGAGCGGATTCGCCATCGAGGATGAGCCGATTGTTGGTCCCGACCGTAGACGACTCAGAGACAACGAACTTGTCGCCGTCGCTGTTGTCGATTCCTACACTCCAACTTTTTGTTCCTGACAAAAGGAAGTGAATGAAAGAATCGCCATCATTATCGTTCTCAATTTGCATCCAAGCATTCTGCCCAGAAGTGTCACGATACAGATGCAAAAGCGACGTAGGAGTCAGAGTTCCAGTTAAAATTGTTGTGTCACTCTCCGGACTCAAAACCAACGTACTTCGCAGAAGGTTTGCGGGAGTAACCGAAGTCATTGGAGCATAGTTTTCAAACAAGCCCCAAGCCCCATAATCTACACTTCCTGCCGCATCCACGTTGGTGCCAAAAGAGATTGCTTTGATTCCGATAGCTGCACCACCAGAACCAGAAGGCGAGTGATCAACGCTAAATATGCCACCCTGAAGCCAGCCAACGTCCCCTTCGTTATTGTTTGTGATTTGTGAGCTACTTGCGGCTATTGAGCCCCAAGTGCCAACCGAGTCTTGCAAGAAAACGTAGCTTAACAAACCAAAAACACTTTGACTGATACCCGCAGAACAATCACTAGTGGCTTGAACTTGAAATCTACCACCATAAAGTTGATAGGCCCATGTAGATGACAATTCAATGTTTTGAACAACATCCAATGATCTTGCGATTGCCGTGCCAGAACCAGTATTGGTAGACGGAGTAATCGTAACGTACCCACTGTAATCGTGGGTCATACGAGAATCAGCCGTGATTTGTGGTCCAGTGCCATACTGCTTTACGATAGAATTGGCAGTGAACGTGCCAACATTTCGTGGCGTTAACCAGTATTCTGTTGCAGTCTCAAACTGAGCGTTGATCCAGCCAGTTGATCCGCGATACAGCCGGACGGCCGAGTTTGGATTCACAGGCGTAGTCGCAGCGTTTGTGATCCACTCCAAAGCAACAGTCGATGTGTCACAAATCAAATTCGCACGAAGAACGTTGTCCTCTTTGAAGGCAATCGCAACAGCATTGTCGGCCGTGTCAATCGTAAGCTTTCCACCACTCGGTCCACCGTATGTTCCGGAGAAGTCGAAGTTTACGCTGCCACCCTTGACGCGCAGAGCTTCTGTGCCACCAGTATCAGCTACCGTCAGTGCCGGATTGCCTCCCGCTGCAACAGAAATGCTTGCCGTTGTCGAAGTCAGTGCGAGGGTAGATGTTGCAACCCATGAAGATCCGGACCACCGCAAAGTATCATTGGTAGTTGCAGATCCGGGAACTGACCCACCGCCTCCGGTGCCAAATGGACCGATAACGGTGCCACCGGAAAGTTTGCAGTAAAGCCCGTCAGAAAGGGCGTAAAAGTATTGATAGCCAGGATCAGGATTGCCAGAAGGTGACGCCGAACGTTCTACGATTACAAATTCATTGGTGGCATTTACTGCAAACTGAACTCCAGCAGTGTTGGTGAGAAGCAAAGTTTCCGCAGTTCCATTGTTCACCAAGGCCATCAAAGGTGCAGCGTCGGAAGTGCTCGAATTGTAGAACACAGCTACTGGAGATAAACCAGCACTGCTAGTCTTAACAGCAACGATCGCTTGCCCATCTCCAGTGGAGCAAGCAATGGCTTCACGAGAGGAGGAAAAAGCAAAAAGCCCGCGACAAGTATCCGTGGCGTAAAAATAGCCTGCGTGAGTGCCAACGGAGCTTTGCACATGTAGAGCTGCATTTTTGTTGATTATAGCGTCATTTTCAATGTTTACAACACCGTAAGTATTTGTCGTGTAAATTTGAAGCCGATTTTCTGAAGCATCAACAAAAAATAGTGGATCGGCGGCTGTGTCAGCCCAGATTTTGAAATCTACGGTTGCCAACTGCTCAGGGTTGATTTCAAACAGACTGGTAGTAAACTTTGCTAGACTGGTAGTACCAGACAGAAAGTTTAGCAGCGTTCCACCAGACGTAGCTTGCTGAAGATGTAAAACAGGACCACCGGAGGATCCAAGTTCTGTTGCAAGAAAAACAGGTTCTGCCGTGGAAAGTGACGAGTTTCGCGAAAATCGCCCTGCACGTCCACTTGCAGCTCCAACAGCAAAGATGCAATCCGTAGCAGCAGACGTTGCATAGATTGCATGGCCGCCAACTGTTGCTGCTTGTTGGAGAAACAAGCAAGCTTGAGTCGTAGCGTCCATCGTAGAAATGAACAAACGATAGATCGACGAAGGCTCAGCTCCCATCCCGATTGAGTTGTATCCGGCGTCAATCGAAAAGAGATAAGCGTTTGTGTCGCCTTCAATGCGAAAATCGTAGTCTGCTCCGGAATCATTGATTACCGTGTTCCGATCCGGTTGTCGCAAAACGTATTGTTCGTGATCATCCACATCTAAATTTAGCAGCGATGAGTGATCACTCGTTCCACCACCTGTGCCTGCATCCCACGTTAAATTTCCAGATCCGTCAGTTTTTAAGTAATAATTTGCTGTCGGTCCTGCACTGGGCCAAGTGTATGTGTACGAACCAGATCCAGTATACTTGTGTCTTGAATAGCCAGAGCCTGCAACATTATACAGAATCAAATCTGCAAGCTGAAGATCGCCAAACCCTGTGTCGCCATCCGTAATCTTTAGCTCACCAGTATTTCCACGAATCAATCCAATATCTGGGAATCCGGAAGCTACACTGCTCGAATTGTTGAACAAAATTTCAACAGCGTCAGCAAGAAGCATTCGCCCATTGCTGCCACCAATATCGATACGGATTACCGGCGTTGCAACAAGCTTTATGTCTAATCCTTGAACATTCGTTAAGCTCCAAGATCCAGTAACCACTTCAGGAGAAGCCAACCGAGCCAAAATCGAGCCATCGGCAATGTCAGCTTCCTGAATTGCACGAAAGGCGGCTGCCGTAGAACTGGAGGCAATCAGTGCATGGTTGGCTGTCAATCCTGTGTAAGACAGTTTGGAGTGAGCCAGCGAATTTAAGCTAGTATTTGAATGTTTGTGTCCGGGGTCTACGCTAGACGAATTTTTAAGGAGGTAGTCTAAACTTGTGGTAACAGCAGAACTGTTGACGCCAACCTTGGTTTGCAACGCAACAATCGCATCTTGGGGATCGTTAATGTGTTCAGCCAGAATTTCAGTTCCACCCGGATCATTAACTTTAGTGGAATAACTGTCAATCGTAGTGGGAAAATTGGTTGCCATTTGTTTTACTCCAGTATTCCCGCGGTCTTGCTGATCGTGCAGATAACGTACAAATCGTTACCACCGGGTGTTGTGCTGCCAACACTTGTCACATCCAACCGAAGAACGTCTCCAGCGTTTAGCTCCAAAGCTGTAACCGATTCATTGATATATTTTGAGCCACTGGCGATAGTTGCTGTTCTAGTAGCATCAACAACATCAGTTCCATCCGGAGGCGAAGTAAGCTCCCCGGGCAATCGGGAAATTCGTACTGTCAGGCCGGAACCAACAGGAGCAGTGAGAACTCGTGCTCTAATGTTTGTTAAATATCCACCACGATCTAAAAGTCTGCCCGCGTAGTTGTCCGTTACAGTTAGAGAGCCCTGAACCATGAACACTACCGTTGGAGGTAGTAAGTTTTCGTCAACGTAGCCTTTTGTGGCTATCTCCATAGAATCGGAGGGTTCATCGTCCATAGTGAACTGCTCTAAAGCTGTTCGGTTGCCCCCAGTAAGTGAAAGCTTAGCATCGAGTAAATCTTGGAAGTCTTCAGTTGGAGTTCCATCACTTGTAGCTAGATCAATCCAATCCGTCCCATCCCAAACTTTTAGAATCCACGGTGACGAGGACGTGTCCCACCACATCGTTCCGTCTACAAAGTCGATTTCAGGGGTAATATTTTCAGGAGACGTTGGCCCGGCAAACAAAGAATAGCAAGACTTCAGAGCATCAATGAGCATTGACGCAAAAGCGTCGCCATTCAAACTTTTGTCTAAGGCTGTAGAGTTTTGAGCCATTAGTACCCTCTAGCAAACCATTCGACATCGCG